TTAGGGTCTGACAACCAGAATAAGTTATATATTAACCGTTGGTTATACGGAGAGAACTTTACTAAGGTTTTAAATTCTTGGTCTTCTTTTACATTTAATTCTAATAAAAAAATACTTGGTGCAAGTTTTATTGAAACTGATTTATATTTAATTGTTGCTACAGCTACAGGAACATATTTAGAAAAGCTTCCTTTTGAACCTAACTTTAAAGAAACTAATACAGAGTTTGAATATCATTTAGATCATAAAGTTACAGAAGCAACTACTGGTGTATCTGTTGCTTATTCTAGTGGATCAAATACAACAACTTGGACATTGCCTTATAAGACATACACAACAATGTCTGTTATTGGTAGATACTTAGCTTCTAACGAAACAAGTACTTTTGTAGCTACAGGTAACAGTAGTGCTACTGCTTTAAAACCTGGTCAAGTTATCACTACAACCACCACAAATACTAATGGTTCTTCTGCAACTATTACAGCAACAGGAGACTACAGATTATCTAAAGTCATTATTGGTGAACCATTTGAAATGCACTATAGATTTAGTCAGCAGCGTTTAACTGATGCTTCTTCTGGTAGATCTACTGGTACAGAAATGGTTAGTGGCAGATTACAAATGCACCATTACTACATTAAATATGAAGACACAGGATTCTTTAAAGTAGAAGTCACTCCAGAGAATAGAGACACAAGTACCTATAACTTTACCGGTCAATTATTAGGTGCAGCTTCTTCTACTATTGGTCAGATTAATTTAGAAACAGGTACGTTTAGAGTTCCTATTATGAGTAGAGCTGACAGAGTAAATGTGGATGTGAAAAATAATACATTCCTTCCTACACAACTTTCTTCTGCTGAATATGAAGCTAGATTCCATATGAGGTCTAGAAGAGTTTAATGGGGCATCTAAGGAAATCTACCGTTACTGATTTAAACCATGTCATCGACCATTTAAGAGTTTTAGATAAAGTTGAAGCTTATTATCAAACAGGAGAACAACCGGAAGAAGCTGTTAGAAGAACGTATTTATCATCTAAAAAAGTACTAACAATTGCTGGTGATGATGATCAACCAATGGGGTTATGTGGAGTCATAGTTAATGGAGTTATATGGATGGTTTCTACTGATGAATTATTTAGTAAGAAAAAATATAAAATTCAATTAATAAGAGAAGGTAGAAAGTGGATAGATAATCTTTTGCAAAAGGAGAATGTCTTATATAATTGCGTATATGCAGAAAATCGTTCTGCTATTAAGTGGTTAAAGACACTCGGCTTTACCTTCGTTAAGCTCCATCCTGAATACGGTCATATGAAGAAACCCTTTTTTGAATTTGTGAGGATCGCTTAAATGTGCGTTTTTGCTGCTCCTGCCGCTGCCGCCGCTGGTGCTGGTGCTGCTAGTGCATTTAGTTTAGGAGCAAGTGCAATACCGTTTGCTACTGCTGCTACCGCTGCTATTCCTGCGGCAGCAATTGCCGCACCTGCTGCTGGTTTTAGTTTATTTGGCATGGGTACAGCTGCCAGTAAGTTATTTCTTGCACAGTTAGGAATAGCAGGTGCTACAGCTGGTCTTCAATATATGCAAGGCCAGCAGATGCTTGCTTATCAACATGAGGCTGCATATAAAGCTGCTGAAGCTGCTAACCAAGCTTATGTAGATCAAACTGAAGCGTTAAATGCAAGACTAAGAGAAGAAAAGCAAGCAGCAGAACAAGAAAAATTTAAAGTTAGACAAAAGGTTCTTCAAGCTAAAGGAGCTATAAGAGCAACAGAAAGAGCAGGTTTAACTGTTGATTTATTATTAGGTGATGCAGAAAGAGAAGCAGGTAATTGGGTTAATTCTTTAAATCAGACTCTACAATCAGCTGATAATCAATACAGAAGGAACTTAAAAGGATTAGAAGCACAAAGAGAAGGAAGAACAAATGCAGCAATGGATATGTATAACACTGCTTCTGCTCAAGCTCCTTCTTTATTAGGAACTATCGCTAACGTTGCTAATACTGGTCTTACTAACTAC